AGCACATCGTGGCACTGCTCATCCAACTCTCGCAAGAACTGCGCTTCTGGCACAACATACCTCTTGAACTCTGGTGCTCGAACCTCCAACGATTCGGTCAGTCCAACTGGCTTTCCCGCATCCATTCGCACATGCGTACCATTACCCCTTTCAGCACCTCGCGTGAAGGGCTTCTTGGTCTTTAGCTTGTCGGGGTCTGCAAGCAAAGCTTCAATCAATTCTCTGTAATCTGCCATATCTTTCTCTTTAATCCTTTTCTATCAAGTCATACATTTCCATAGCCTCTTCTTTCGTGATTGGACGACGAGCGATTTCTGTTCCGCACCTACTGCATATAGAATCGTACTTTGGGTGAACAATTACAATCTGCTCGCGAGCATCCTCCGTCACAGCGAATTTGTCATTAAGCTTCACACGAAGGTCGGCTTCAATCTTCAATGCGTCCTTTGCTTCGATGTTGCCCTTTGCAAGCTCCTCTTGCGTCTGCTTAATCAAGCGAATGATTTCGGCCTTGTTCTCTTCGAAGGAAATATCGTCGTCGTCAGAAATCCTCTTCTTTTTCTTTTTCTTTTGCTCGCCATCGTTAAGGTTGAATTCTATGTAGTCGCGAAGATAATTCATGGAAGCGGTCTGGTCGTAGGTGGCCGCGTAGTCCGCGTTGAAGTCCGCGTCAAGTCCAAAGAGAATTCTATAAGCCGTAGCCTTGTCCTCATAATGCTTGCACAAAAGGACATACGAAATATCACGCATACCGACCGCGTGGCCCGCCTTTGTACAATCGTTTATCGTTTGTCTTATCTGCTCGTTTGTAATCATGTCTTCCTTTCTTAATTAGTTCCCCAAAATGAATTGTCGTATATATTTGCCTTGTGTGGGCTATATTTATCATCTTCAATACCCATGTCCACCATTGTCATCACAAGCTCTTCTCCATAAGTGTATTCAAGCACGGGAAGCATACGCATGGCAATAGGGTCAAGCAAGTCCATGGAACGGCTCTTTCCAAGCTTGGCGTTCATCTCTTTCTTCGAAATCAATGCCTTCTTTCCGCTTGGCATGTCCTTGAATCGAACAACCGAACACTCTTCCATGAACTCGTTCTGAACCGTAATTGCGGTCTTCAAGTTTTGGTGCTCGTATATCTTCTTCGCCACCTTGTCCTCAAAAGAAAGCCCTCCTCGCTTCATCATTTCGACAAGGCGAAGATAACACTCGGCTTTGAGGTTGTACGCCATTCTTCCATACATGCCCATAGGGGCACGATAAGACACGAATGGTTGAGCCTCTGGTATATAGTCGTTGATGTAAGTTCCGCGAATCGCGTCATAGATGATGTGCGAGTTCGACACATCGTGTTGCCTTGCGAACATTTCAAGGCGTTCTGCGTTTTCCCTTGGCGTTGTCTTGCCAAGAATAAGAATGTCCATGATATGGAATCCGTCCCACGCAAGGGCAAGGAAGTTATCCGTTCCCGTATCGGCAAGGTCACAAGTAATCCACCTGTCGTTGTTGATTTGTGGGTCTGCCAAAAATGCGTCGTTGGCTATGTCGGAAGTGATTACCGCATCGAGGTCTTCGTCCGCGTCCACATTCCAGTTACCTTCAAGGTTGGCTTGTGCTTCGCGACCACCCATCACCGCAACCGAACCCACATATCCCGCGTTGCTTTCGAGAATGGCCTTGTTTCCCGACATCTTTCCTTCGTAGAATGTGAAGGACTTAATCATGTCTTCGGGCTTTGCCTTGCCCGTTTTTCCGTTGAATTTGGCAAGTACACGGTCAATCTGAATCTTGCACTTGAGGTAGACTTCTTCTTTGCTGTCGCCCCAAACGACATCATCCACGGTCTCGCCATTGATATAGAAGTAGCGAACGACGCCTTCTCTTTCGGGGTTAATGAAGCCATCAGCACCAATGTACCAATCAAGGAACTTGCGTAGCCAATGGTTTCTCTTTGGGTTGGTGGTCATTCTTACCTTACCTGTCCACTTCGCCATACCTCTGTTACGAGAATAGACTGCGGTGAAACACTCCCAAGTAAATCCCGTACCCTCGTCGAAGTAAATGAAGTCGTACTGACGACCCTTGAATCGCTGCAACACCTTGTCCTTGCTTTGGTCTGCGATGTGAGTGACATCGATTCTCGCACCACTTGGGAAGTCCACATGAGGGTCGCCACTCTCTACGACATTACAACCTTTGCCATAAATCTTCTTGAATTCGTCAAGGATACCACCACCCGACTTCAAGTCTCCGAGGTTGTTACGAAGATATACGGCACGATAGCGACTATCGAGCGAAGGCTCTCCGCTACACATGACTGCTGCTGCTGTCTTTCCACCGCCCATAGAACCTCCGCCAATCACGAGGTCGAGATTGGAGCGAACGAACTTCTCTTGGAAGCCCTCGAATGGTTGGATTACTTTCGTCTTTGATGCCATATACCTTTATTATAATAACTACACACCACAAAAATAAGCCAAGATAGACGAAATTTAGGCGTAAACGACCATAAGTTACTTCACTATGAAGAAAGTAAAAGCGTAAATTCATTTTTTTAGGTATAGTCTTTTATATTTTTGTGTGGTATAACAAAATTTGTTTTTAGTATGAAGTTCACAAAAGAAGACGCTTGTAAAGACCTTATGAGCAAGATTCCATCAACTGGAGAGACCCTTCAGTTGTCGGAGAGAAGCATCAACGCACAAGTAGAGACCCTACTTCCGTTGCTTGCAAATGACGAGACCGAACTGGCTGACTTCGTATCGCAAGTGCTCCCAATCTTCAAGACTGCGGATGCAAACATTCGTGGCGATGTGTCGGCACAGGTTAGAGCTTACAAAGAATCAAATCCAATCAAGGAAGTCAAGAAGACCACCGAAGAGAAGAAGGAAGAAGACCCTAATGCTGCACTTCTCAAGAGAATCGAGGAACTCGAAAAGAGAAACGAGATGAACGAGAAGAAGGCCACACTTGCAAAGAGACGCAACGAGGTCACTTCAAAACTCAACGAAAAGGGTTGCAAGGACAACGAATGGATTGAAGGATTCTTGAGCGAGATTAACTTTGATGGCGAGGACTTTGACGCAGAAGCAAGAGCCGAGAAGTACATCAAGTTGTACAACAAGAGCGAAGCAAAAGCACCAAAGGATGTTACGCCTAAAAATCCAAAAGGTTCGGGCGGTGACGCATACTTGAACGAAATCCTCAAGAAAGCTGGCGAAAAGAACAAGTCGCTTAATGGCAATTGGGGACAAGAGTAAGAAGAAGATTAAGTTTAACAAAAACAAAAGGTAAAAATGGCAGGAGAATACTATGTTGGTTACTTCCGTGGTAGGAAGACCATTCAAAGAAGAGCCTCTGTCGGTGGAGCACGTTCGGTGTTCGTTAAACTCCAAGGCAACAAGAACGAACTCGTGTACCCTACTTTTGGTGGATTCATTCAGAACCCATTCAAGGGTGCAGCAAAGATGTTCGCGGGAGACCTTATCGAATATCGCACTGACGAGAACGGTGTGAACCCAGAGGTTTACTTCCTCAAGACCTATCTTGTAAAGAGCGTAGCAGGCAACACAGTGAATGTTGTTCGTGACGCTTACAAGCACATCCCATTCGTGGGTGACAAGATTGGTGTAGCACCAGAGGAAATTGGTGGCACAATGACAGCGGCTACCGTTACAGCGGTTGCAAAGACTGTAGTTGATGGCGTTGATGTTTGGGCACTCACAGTAAGCGGTACTATCGCAGCTGAAGAGGGCGATGTACTCGTAGAGGCTGACGAAGCAGGCAAGATGCTCGTTAAGGCTATCAACGCTGTAGCACCTACTGACCTCGACATGTTTGACGCACCAGCGGTGGACGAGGACGACTTCGACGGTGCTCGTTACTCTTACACACCAGCTCTCGGTGGTATCATGTACATCAACAGAATGTCACCACTTCCTGAGTGTGTTAAGAAGATTAACATCGCGAAGGTTAATGGTTGGTTTCAAGTTCAATCAGTATAATTAAGGGAGGAGTAGATATGCACAAATTTGAACAGAGCATTTATAAGCAGATTTGGGAGGATACTTCAACCCTTACTGCGATTGTAAACAACCCTGACCTCATCCGTGCTAACCACACATTCTGGAGAAACGACTTCGTTGTTGACTCAACAGTGACTCCAACAAATGCAGAAGGTGAGGCAGTTTTCACAAGCCGCATGCGTAAGCTCGAAAGCGGTGTTCTCATGGACATGCGTGCACCTCTTGGTGACTCAGTACCAGAGGATGTAAAGGGTCTTGAGGCTTATCAGGGAACTATCCAAGAGTTCATCTCAAAGGGTAGCGTTGAGACAGCCGAGATGCGTGAGTACAAGAGACAGTATTTCGCACAGATTGGTGACGATGAGCTTGTTCGTCGCTTCGCACAGGATGTGCTTCAGCCAAGAATCGACTCAGCAAACCAGACCCTTTCTAACATGGCTGCACAGGTAATCTCAACAGGTAAGATTATCTATGGCTATGGTGTAGGTATGAAGGGCAACATCCTTAAGGCAGACATCCCTGCGGAGAACTTCCGTAAGGCAGGTGAGCTTGTTTGGACTGACCCTAATTGTAAGATTCTCGACCAGATGGCGAAGATTGAGGACGAAATCAAGAACGAGACAGGTCTTAACATTGCTTGGCAGTGGAAGATGACTCGCGAGATGTTCCTCAAGGTGTTCCTTAACAACGAGCAGGTTAAGGAGTGGGTTCGCTATGTAGGCGTTATCGACGGTGAGCCACTTCCTGAGAACCTTACACTCACTGAGGCTATGATTACTAAGGCTATCCCTCAGCACCCTTACAACCTCGCACCTATCGTGCTCGTTGAGGAGAAGCAGAAGGATGTGACACTTGGTACAGTACATGGTTGGGCTGATGGCGTTGCGGTATTCTGCCCAGCAGGTAAGCTTGGTCTTGTTCGTAGAACAACTATCGCTGACCTTCGCCTCTTCTCGCCAGAGTACACTAACCCTGCGAACACTTACACATTCGCATCGGCACTCGATGGTTGTGCATTCGTTCGTAACAGCGTTACCGTCAATGGTAATCTCAAGGAGTGGCATTCGGATGTAGTCCTCGCTGCAACTCCTACACTCGACGAGTTCTTGTATCACTATATCATCGACACCAAGACCGCTGAGTAATCAGTGGTCAAGGGTGTCCTTGACTAATACTTTTGGAAGATGGCAATTGAGTTTGATATTATAAAGTACCTTTCGGGTCTTCTTGGTGGATTCGTATTTGACCGCGCGACACTTGAAGGTATCGCATTGGAAAGGGATGTGGCAGAAGTAACAAGCTTTGACGAGCTTGACACGAAGACCAAGGAGTTGCTTAAGGCTGACCTTGCAAGGGCGGCATACTACTCACCGAATGTGTGGGCAAGTTCTTCGCATTCTCATGGTAGCTACACCAAGTCTATCGGTGCTCAGACACTTTACGAAGGCGATAGGGAGAGGCTTTATAATATCTTCTCGACCATCTACAAGAAGTACGAGGATGCAGCACTTGAAGAGATAACAGACACAGACAGCACAGTGCAGTGGGTTAATGTTTTTTAATCGTAGACGAGTATGTACACCGACCACTTTGCGATGAAGGAGTATCCTTATTACGCGACATTCTATCATGTCGGAGTCGACGAAAGCAAACCTCTCGACCAACAGGTTGAAGAAAAGATTATTTCGTTTGAGTCTGAGTGTGATATAAGCGACCGCGACACGGGCCTTAACAACGATAAGATTACCCTTTTCATTCCTTTCAATGAATACGAGGGTAATATCGAGATAAGACTTGGTGAAACGGTTGAAATCGAATCTTATGGTTTGATTCAGAAAGGCCGCGTTTTGGGCGTATATCCGTCTCAGCTTGGTGGCGTAAAGGTAATGTGCACAAGGATTTAAGGTATGGCAGCAAGAGCGAAAATAGGCGACCAAATTAAAGATGCGGTAACTCGCGACTTGGTTAACGCTTGTGCCAAGCTCGCACATAAAGCCGCTCTTGACGCATATAGAAACCATACATACCGAAACCGAACTTATGCGCTTCATGACAGCTATGGCAGTGCAGTTTACCTTGACGGAAGGCTTGTCCCTGAAACCATTAAGTATGTAGAAAGGGCGTATCAAAAGAAAGGTGACAATCGTGGATGGCGAGGTGCTTCTGACCCCGAAGGAATGAGAGGAAAGAACTTTGACACAGGTAGAAAAGCCTTGCAAGCATACTTGGCAAACCCACCAAGGATGAGTAAAAGAAGCAAAGGAATAACTATCCTTGTCGTCGCAGCACAATGGTATGCCACTATTCTTGAAGGCAAAGGATACACCGTATTAGACCCAAGAACGGTATCATCGTCGATAACATACAACTTTGATGCTTACATTGCACCAATTTTGGATAAGTACGGAATGAAGAAGTTTGCCCCGAAATTAAGGCGTGACCTTGGCGTTGACCAATTCTTCATACAAGACCAAGAGTGGAGATACTAACACAAAACATAGGAAATCATGGATAAGAACAACTTGAACATATCGAAGATTGAGACATACTTGAACGAAGTCGTTGATGGCGTGGTAAGCGAGAATACGTTCTTCACTACCATTCCAGACCCGTCTATCATCAAGTCTTCTGATTGGAAAGACATGGTTCTTGTTGACTTTCCTATGGGTATCAAAGACTTGGAGGCATACGGAAGGGGCGAAGTTGATATCGTGCTTTACGCAAGGCCACACGAGAGTGGAAAGAAGAATGTTGCGAAGATGTCAGAGCTTGAGCAAAAGCTTAACGACGCTATCGCTAACGCTCCGATTGAAAACTATCAGCTTGTTCGTGACGACGCTCGCTCTATCTACGACACAGACATTGACTGGCACTGTAATGTTATAACATACATATTATTGGTATCATAAAAAAAGTATATATACTATGGCAAACACAGTTACATCTATCATCGCTAATGCGGTTAAGATTTTTAACCCAGATGCACTCTATGTCACCCCATTTGATGGTGAGACTCGCGGCCAAATTACCTACAAGCTTTCAGAGGTAATCCGCGATACTACATCCATTTCACAGGATGACCCTGAGGAGCAGACTATCGAGAACGAGTTCGGTAGTGCGCCTATCCTCAAGAATGTGACCCTTGGTTCTTATCAGTTCTCGGCTGAGGTTGCCGATATGCAGCCTACACTCCTTGAGAAGCTTTGCGGATACAAGAAGGGTACATCAAACGCAGACCGCGTATTCGCTCCAGCTTCTTACACTCCAATCTATGCTGAGATTGTTCTTGCATTTAAGCTTGGTGACAATAAGTATGTAGCGGCGGTTCTTCCAAAGGTTCAGCTCAACTCAAAGGCTACATTCGACTCACTTTCTTCAAACATGGGTCGTCTTACCCTTGCGGGAACAGGTCTTAACATCGCTGTTCAGGACGGTAGCGATACTATCGAGACACCGTTCTATGTAGACTCTAACTGGACTACTGCGGAGCTTTAGTCTTTCGATAGACAACACAGCAAAAGAGGGGGTGGGGAAGGATATATCCCCACCCTTTTTTGTTTTAACGAAGATTTGATATGGCAGAAAGAAAAGGAAATAAGACAACAA